TACTTTGAAATAGAATTTCTGGTTTGGTGTAGCACCTTCTCCAACTTCAACACTAAAACTATTTGAGGTATCATTTTTTCTATCTGAAACCATTAAGGTCATTACACCTTCACCATTAACATCCAAGACCATATCTTGTCCACCAAGAACAGCTGATGCTTTACTTATTTGATTGAAAACACTTTGTTTCAAAGTGAATACTGCATCTGGTTCAGGCATTGTAATATCTGATTTTGGTGTAGTAACTACAGTTGGGTCAGAATAGAAATACTTCAAGGATTGACCACCTTGTGAAATTTGGACACTACTTTCACCAAAGTTCAATTCTGGGTCATCAAATAATGACATTGCAGATAAGAATTCATTCAAATCATAAATTGCAAAGTCGTTTTCAAAAGTATCTGGTAATGTTGCAATTGAAACAATGTTTTTCATTTGTGACATTGTTGCAAGTTTATTACCAGAGTTCACTAAAAGATTTGCATTGATAGTAGAATAGTTCTTCAATACATCTCTTGTATCATTACTAAGTTTCATATTAATCTTTCTCCTTATCGTGATTGTGTAGTGCGATTATACCATAGTGGATTACTTTAAGCAAGTCTTTTCTTGCATCTTCTCTAGTTCCCTTTTTACCATATCTTTGTGCATATTTTAAAATATTACCAATACAGAAACCACGGCCATGTCCAGCATCTAGGATAAATTCTGTTGCTTGATATTTGTTTTGGGAATAATGCTGGTCATATGTATTGTCAATATACTCAGCAAGTTCTTTTAAAATCCTATCTTCTTGATATTTGTAATCAATAGGATTTTCTTCAGTTGAAATAACTGGTTCTTGTTTTTTGAATAATTTCAAAATAAACTCCATAATATAATTGTATAGACTATAACATAAGAAAGGGGAGATGTCAAGTCTCCCCTTAATTTAAATTACTTTACAGTAATCATTTTTGGTTTTTTCGCTTCTGGTACGATTCTTTCTAAGTTGATAGTTAACATACCATTTTTAAGCTCTGCACCGTTTACCACGATATCATCTGCAAGAGTAAACTTTCTAGTGAAATTTCTCTGTGAGATACCTTTATAAAGAGTGTAGTCATCAGTTGTACCTTTATCTTTATCCTTGATAGACTTGATAGTAAGTACACCATCTGCAACCTCGATTTCAATATCTTTCTTATCGAAACCAGCAAGTGCCATTTCGATTTCAAATTTGAAATCTTCAGTCTTTTGGATGTTATAAGGTGGATAACCAGTTGACTCTGCTTGGTGAGTTACATAGTCGAACAATCTATCGAATGTTCTGTCAAACCCTACTGCATAGGGAGTCATGTGGTTGTAGTCAAACGCTTGAAGAGCGTTTTTTAAATTGCTTAGATTTGTCATTTTCATCTCCTTTATAAGCAAGATTAAATTTAATGCATACCCATTACGGCATATGCATAATGATAATGTCGGTGGGCCACACCGATTAAATTCTGCATTGTCTTACCAATGATGTACCAATAAAGGTCTACGAAGGCCTTGTACTGAACATTATCACTACTATTTATATGGGGATTAATTTTCAGAAATCAACCCCCACACAAAACTTTTTTTAGGCAGCTTCTGCATATTCCAGAGCTTTGTCAAGTGCTTTCAACTTAACCCTACGATTTCGTCCATACCATGATGAAGTTAATCGTCCGTCATTTGAACGACCTTGAATATGGTCTGTCATGTAAGTGACAGTATTGAAGGCGTTCCAGAATGAACCTTGAGCAAACTTTGCTCCTGGCTGTGTATCCAAGTGTTCCATAGCGATTTTCGCATTGTTGGAAGTAAATGGAATTACGTTATCAACCTTTTCCTTTGCAGGCGAACCGAATACTTCATTGAAGTACTGAACAATGTTCTCTGGAGTATATCTCTTTGAACCAAGAAATTCTGCCATTGATTTGTATTGTTCCATCTTCTCACGAGCAATACCCATTTGTTCTTTAACTTCTGCAACGTCAAACTCTTTTCTGTGATTGACTTTTAACATTGCATTACTATCTTGATTAAGAGATAGTGTCAATGTATTATTGCAAACTACACGAATTGGTGTCATACGGATATCAATCGCTTTACCAAACTCATGTGGATTTGAGAACAGAAAGTAATTCTCTGTAACATCACCATTGAAAAGTTCAAATGACTCGTTAGTCTTTGCAAGAGCCCAGACCATCTTTCCATCATTCAATGAACCAGCAGTGTGCATCTGCATATCACCAGCTTTCACATACTCTTCAAAAAAGTTAAATGCTTCTGCATTTTGAACTGGATTCCAACCCTTACCTACAACATCAAGAACTGAACCATCAGATTTACGAACAAGTGCTTGTTTAGATTTTACCTTAGAACCAGCAGTTGTAACTAGGTCTTGTTTTTCAACTTCCCAATCAACTCCTGCTTTTTTCATCATTTGTTCTGGGGTAAGGTCATCAATGACTTTTACACCAAGACCATGCCAAGGCAACTCACCAGCGTATGCCATTGTTTCTACCATATGTGCCATATTTTCTCTCCTTTATCTATGACTGATTCTTTATTATGTATATACCTTACCATGTTCTCATAACAATGTCAAGTCTTTCCTACCAAAAAATTCAGTTTTTTTACAATTATTTTCAAATAAATACCAGCAACAATTATCCTTACCAACACCAGAGCTACCTTCAATCCATTTAATTCTACCTATACTAACAATTTTACTAAGATGTTTTAAGTATGGGATAGATTGTTTTGTGTGAATCCAATCTGCATCAAACAATAACCAAGTTGGTTTGAAGTCAACAAAGTGTTCTATCATGGGATGTAGTATCTTACGATTCCAAGGTGGATTAGTTATGATATAGTCACATTGTGTATATCCATGTTTCAGTGCATCACCTTCTTTTACCCATTCACTCTGTGGTTCTATATCAAGTGCATACCTTACATCACCACCATGTTTTACTAAATGACTAATTAATCTCCCATCACCAGCACATGGTTCTGCAAAAGAAAATGTTTCTGGTAAATGTGGTAGTAAAGGTAATACAGCTTTATATGGTGTTGGATAAAAGTCTCTAGGTATTCTTTCAAAGTCACTTCTCTTACCCATTATGCAACCTTACTAAAGTTTTTACTTTTTTCAAACTTAATGGTATGTCTAAACTTATCAAACAACATATCTTGTTTATGTGATATAACAAACACATTTTCTTTGTCAAACGTATTTAAAATTTTCAAGAAGTCATCCGTACCAGACGCATCCAATGAACTATCAAATATTTCATCAAGTATTAATAGATTCGTATTTGTAGAATTCTTCATCTTTGCAATAGCTCTCCATGTAAAAAGTAATGCAAGGTCAATACGCATCTTTTCACCTTCAGAGAAGTTTGCGTATGAAAAATCATCACGATATCTAGACTTGATAGTTTCGTTAAAGTTTTCGTCAAGATTAAAGTTACAAAAGAAATCCATACTTGACAAATAAGTGTTGACAAGTTTATTCATGATTGGTAGATACTGTTTAACAATCTTTGTTTTGATACCAGTATCTTGTAACAAGTTTTTTGCAACATCAAAATAAAATAATTCTTCTTTATACTTTTTTGAGGTTAAATCTATACTATACAACTTTTCTCTGAGTTTGTCAAGTTTTTTTATGTCCTCTTTTCCAATTTCATTTTCTAAAAGTTGTTTGATTTCAGATTCTAAGGTAGAGTTAAACTTTTCTAGTTGAGTGATTGTACTACGATATTTCTGCATCTCAACTTCATTCTTTTGTATAGCCTTGGAAAGTTTCTTATACTCTTTTAATTTATCCTCTACCTTTTTCATTTCATCAGACATTTTATTCAAACCCTCTTCTAGTTTTTCAACTGAAGTTTGGTTCTGTTTAATTTTTTCTGATTTAAAAGTTTCATCAATATGTTGTTCACAAGTTGGACATTCATTATTTTCTTGGAAAAAAGTAATTAGTGTACTTTCACGATTATGTTTATCTTTCAAAGAAAACTGTACATCTTTTAGTCTATCTCTTTTTGTAATGACAACATCTTCACCTTTCATCGCCTCCAAAAAGGTGTTGGTGGATTTTTGTAATTCTGTTTCTCTTTCTTTGTTCTCTGAGATTTCTTCTTCATTAGTTGATATAAGATTTGTCTTTTCAGTAAGAAGATTATCCCTATTGTTTTTAGAATCCTCAATATACTTCTCCTGTAACTCTATTTTATTTTGAGTCAAATCCTGTGAATACTTAGTATCAGTAAGATTTGTATTTATCTCTCTTACTTTTGTTTTAAGAACAAGATTCATCAAAGAGAATATTTTAATATCTAGAATATCTTCTACAACTTCTCTTCTGGCTTGTGACCTTAATTGCATGAATGGTACAAAAGTAGAACTACCAAGAATAACTACTTGTGTAAAAGAACGATAATTAAATTTAAGAATTTGTTGTTCTAGATGTTTCTGATAATCTTTTGCATTTGCATTTTGATTAATCATTACACCATCTACATATATTTCAAACACATTAGGTTTAATACCACGAACAATTTTTATTTCTTTGTTTTGAGTATTAAACTCTACCTCTACTATGGCTTCTCTCTGATTGATAGAATTTAATAATTGAGATTTACTTATTTGTCTAAATGGTTTATTGAACAACGCAAAACACAACGCATCAAGAATAGTTGATTTACCAGCACCATTTTCACCTACAACAAGTGTAGATGGGTTTTGGTCTAATTGTATTTCAGTAAAAGTATTTCCAGTTGATAAAAAGTTTTTCCATCTTACTTTAGTAAATATTACCATTATATCTCCATATCACAAGCTTCTAGATAAAGTGCTTTCATAGTATTTTTTAATCGTTTCTTATCTAGGTCTACATCAAGTTCATCAATGTATTTTTCTAAAAGTGTAGTTGTATCTTGAGTATTCTCTGCAATATCATCAGACACATTCTCTGCATCTAATTCAGAAAAATCTTCAACAATTTTTACCTCATGAGTTTGTTCTTGCAACAACCTATCAGTAAATCTATCAAATTGGTATAAGTCCTTTTTATTGACAACTACAAGTTTTATGAACTTATCTTTATATTGTGATACATCTATTTTACTATAATCTGTAGTAGTATCATCATAGTAAATCTTTTCAAATATAGTATATGGATTTACAATTCTTTCTAATGTTCTTTCTACAGTATCAAATACATGGAATCCTTTAGGACAATTATCATCACTCCATGTCATTTGGTATGTTGAACCCAAATAATATATTTGACCATCATCTGATTTCTTATGAAAGTGACCAGAAAATACAGTATCAAATTTCTTGAACATCTCTTTAGGATAACCAGCTTCAGAAAAATGACCTTTATGCATTTCAAAACCATTTACTTCAAGATGACCCATACAAATATCTGCATCAGTATTCTTAATACCTTGCATGGTTGAACTATAGTTTTCTGAATTTATCCAAGGACAAAAGAAGATTGGAACATTACCAAAATTTACTGTACAGTTCTCTTCATAAAATTTAATATTATCATGTTTATTTCCAACCAATTCTGCAAGAGAATTTACCTCGTTAGTATTCTTATAATAGGTATCATGATTACCAATTAGAATATGTGTGTCAATATTTCTATCTACAAGTGGTTGGATAAATCGTGTGCGAAAATCATTTGCAATCTTATATGAAACAAACTTACGTCTGTCCATAGTATCGCCTAAATGAATGATAGTATCAATACCTTTTTTATCAATGTATGGAAAAAATATCTCTTCCCAAAACTTGTAAAAGTATTCGTTAAATGGTAGACTATCATTTCTCGCACCAAAGTGGGTATCAGTTATCAGTGCTATCTTCATTATAAAATAATTCTAATCCTTTTGGTTTTTCTTTCTTTTTCTTTGGTTTGTAAACATCTTCTTCTGGTAAAAAATTCTTCTGTAGATAATCGACATAAGGATTATCAAACTCTCCATCTCCACCATCAATTAGATTTTCATCAATTGTCATATTTTCAATCATTTTGTTTTTTACATGGGCTTGCTTCTTTTCCTTTTGTATTCGTCTAAGAAACGCATAATAGATAATCTGTGTGAAATACGCAAACGGATTATCTGATTTTTCTGGATTGAAGTTGTGAACATATTGTAAACAGTTTTCAATACCATCACTAATCATTTCTTCACGATAGGTATAGTTTATAAAATTTGGACGATAGGATAAATGATTTGCAATTTTTAAAAAACACTCACCAATATAATTAGTTACTTGTGGTGTGGGCTTTCCATTTTTCTTTGCTTCCTTACAACGATTTTTCCATTCTATCATCGCTTGTAAAAATTCTTTGTTATTTACATAATGTGGTTTTTTGTTTTTTGGTTGTGACACGACTCCATCCTTAATCAAAAGTTATACATACAGTACCAGAACTGCAAGCTAAAGTCAAGTAAATTTTTTCTTAATTTTTACTTGACTCTGACTTGACAAACTGTTATATTCTCTATGTAGGGTTTGAAGATAGTTAAATTAATGTATAGTTTTACTAGGGTTAACATCATCATATTCATTTATTGATTCTTCATCTAATTCATTTTCTAGTCTTTCCAGCTGTTCATCTGTCGGTTCACGAACAGAGAAAGTTTCACTTCCATTTTTCATTTTAGTGACACAATATTCATAAAATTTAGAAATACCAACGGATGCAGTTGCTACTGCAACAATATTATTTTTAATAATATCACACTTTTCTGTATCACCATAAGATACCCAACGTGACAAAGCCATAGATTCTTCTAATCCATATTTGGATACTTTAGGTAATGCACTAATTTTTAATGGATTATGTGCAGTTACAGTTCCTTCACTTTGATTACTTAATGTAGTTATAATTTCATCACCGTTTGTAAGTTTTAAAATTTTTGTTTCCATGTGTTTAACTTTCTATGGGTAAGTTTTTGATGGTATAATCAAACTCTTCCTCATTATAGATATTTATTCGTTCCATGAAATGTCTAAGTGTAAAGTTCTGTTTTGACTTCCAAGATAAGTCATCAGCTATATCGAAAAGAGTGGCGGTGGATTTATCAGTACCTTGTCGCAACCCTCTACCGATTGATTGTAACACTCTAATTCGTGATTTGCTTGGACTACTAAAGACCACGTTATGAAGATTACGAATATTGATGCCAGTAGAAAAAGTGCCATACGATGCAACAATGATTGCGCTCTTTTCTTTCTCTGTGATTTCACGAATATTCTCCCTTGTTTGTGTATCTGTTCCACCATGTACATAAAAGACTTTTCTATCTAAATCTTTTAACATATCATAAAGAACAGCTCCATGTTTTTCTACAAATTGAAATAATAATAGTGTATTACCTTTTAAGTGTGTTGTCAAGTTGATAATAAATTGATTTCTTCTGGTGTCACGAACTAATAAATCGACTTCATCTTGATAACTCTGGTCTTTCATAAACTTTTTATCTTTGTCTGGATATTGTAGTACTATACATTGAATATTTAATTTTGCAAGTGTTTTTTTATCCATTAGTTCTTTAGTGGATACTACTTTATTTACTGAACCAAACAATCCCTCTAACACTAATCTGTGTGTTTGCATACCATCAAGTGTACCAGTAAAACCATGACGATACTGGGTTAAATGCATTTTGTTCATGATATTTGTAAGTGATTTGGCTTTAAATAAATGCACTTCATCACCAAGAATACAACCAAATTGTTCAAAGAACTTTCTTGGCATTTTATACAAAGACTGCCATGTAGAGATTGTTACTTCTTTTGTAATCTCTCTAGAATGACCTTGATATATCTTTTGCATTTTTGCTTCGATGTAACCATAATCAAGAAAATCGGAGTACATCTGTTCCACAAGAGATGTTGTAGGAACAAGTATAAGGATTCTGTTAGACTCATACCACCTACTCAACAAATAAATTATTAATGACTTGCCACTAGCAGTAGGGCTAAGAAGAAGGCTCCGATTGTTTCTGACTGCATGAGTAAATGCGGCCATTTGGTAATCACGAATCTGTAAAGTCTTTCCTTTGGATTTAGGTGACACTCTTCTAATAAATCCACCCAATACGTCATCTCTATATTCTCCTTCATCCTTTACTCCTTCTTTATATTTAATACTTATATCATTACGTTTTGCAAACTCTTCAATATATGGAACAAGACCAAAATATATTTCACCACTCATCTGGTTGAAAAGACGTATCTTCCCATCCCATATACGATTTTTATATGTGGGCATGAACCTTGCGCCAGGCACTTCAAATGTGAAAAAATCTGAAAGTTCTCTTGCAATATTTGGTTCTGTTTCTACTTTAATGTATACTTCATTCTTTTTTGAAATAATCAAATCGAACCTTCCATAAACCTTTTCCAATCAATCGCATTTTTAATTTGAAAACCACGATTGTTCATCATCTTACAAATTCTTTCTGCATAGTCACACATTGCATTGTGATAGTCTACTTTATGTTTAGCTTGTATTAAATCCTCATCACTTTCAAGATAAGTAGGAATATCTTGTTTAAGAACTTTTAGGTCAAATGGTTTTTCATGATAAACCTTTGGGTCAGATTTACCAGAGTAGTATTCCCATTTATGTCTTAGAAGTTTTTTGTATTCTGCGTCTGCTTGTTTTGATAACAAGTTCCAACGAGTGAATATTTTTAGATATTTTCCATAGAGCTCTGGTGTTCTTAAAGATTCGATATCCAGTTGTTCTTTATCTATTTTAAGGTCTTTTTCTGCCTCTTGTTGCAGTTGTTCTAAATCCATATTATATATCCTCAAATCAAGGAGTGATGGATTGTCTCGCTGATTCTATATTTACTGAAATCTTGTTTCAATATAAAAAAAGTTGTTCAAGATATATCCATCACCCTATATTATATAGTAAACATCTCATATAGTTTATATGTAAATGTACAAGTCGCAGTTAAGTACGTTGTATCAGTTAACTGTTGGTCAAATTGTAATGCACTTAATGAAACTGGATACAAGTCAGAAAATCTAACTTCCATTATTGGATTATTCTTACTTGTCATTACTGTTAGTGTTGCGTCACCAAACATTGATTGTGTACCTGTTGGAACACCTGTACTGGTTGTTTCTCCTTTAACTTGAGAACCAGTAGGAAATACATCACTATTCTCTGATTTAAATGATGAGAATTGTGACCTAGCTTTTGGGAAACCAATACCAACTAACCATTGATGTAACTCTCTATAATTTGTTAACTTTTCATCAACAAGAAATGATATTTCCAGATTGTCAAATGTAAGGTCATCACCTTGCACTGGTATTTGTTTAAGTGGAGTTGGAAAAATAGATTCTCCAAGATTGACGCCAGGGATGTTCGCTTGAGTTATAAAAAACTCAACCGTTGGCAGTTTCATTATCTTAAATGCAAACTTTGTTGGGTCTGCATAATCTAATTCTGTGGGTTGTCTTTGTAGTGAATTTACTTGTACCATACTATTATTTATAATATAAAAAAAGAGGGGTAGAACCCCTCTTTACATTAGAGTTATTTTCTATAATAGTTAGGGTTTAATTGCATCAATGCCAGGCAAGTATTCACTCATTCCTAATAACTCACCTGTGGTAAACTTCCCACCAAATGGGTCTAATTCACCATTAGTAATTTTAGCTTGTAGGTCTTCAGCAATGTTTGCTAAAACCTCTGGCATATTAGTGTACTCTGCCATTTTTACCATACCAGTATCCATACCACCCCATGTGTCTGAAGTTTTCCAAGTACCATCAATTACTGCTTGTACTCTTTTTACATAGTATGGCCCCCAATCATCAATGATTGCAGTTAACTGTGATTTTGGTGCAAATTTAATCATATCTGATGCTTGACCAAATCCAAGAATACCTTCCATCTCTGCAATTTGTAATGCAGCTGGTGAATCTGTATGTTGAGTTATAATGTCTACTCCTTGAGAAATTAGTACTTTGGCTGCATCAGCTTCTTTTGCTGGGTCATACCAAGTGTTTACCCATACTACATCAACATCAAAATTTGGATTAACAGATGTAGCACCTAACCAAAATGCGTTAATACCACGAATAACTTCTGGAATTGGAAAGGATGCGATATAACCAGCCTTACCTTTTTTACTCATGTGTCCAGCGATAACACCTTGAATATATCTGCCTTGATAGAACTTTGAAGAATAGACTGACATATTGGGCGCAGTCTTATATCCAGTTGCGTGTTCAAATTTTACGTCTGGAAATTCTTTTGCAACTTTTAACATGGACTCCATATAACCGAAAGAAGTTGCAAAAATAATATCAACTCCAGATTGAGCCATTTGTCTCATTACTCTTTCAGCATCAGGCCCATATTTAACATTTTCTACATATACCGTAGAAACTTTATCACCTAATTCAGATTCTACTAACAATCTGCCTTGGTCATGCATATAAGTCCAGCCATGGTCACCGACTGGCCCCACATATACAAATCCAACTTTAAGTTTTTCATCAGCATACGCTAATGAAAAGGGTAGTGTCAGTAACATTACAAATGCTACTGATAAAATCTTGAATAGTCTCATAAACTATATCCTTTCTTTTTTAATGGTTTTTAACATAGAACATAATAACTCTAACAATCCTATTTATAATTGGCTCTAGGGGAAGGACTCGAACCTTCACGATAAATATTTCTTTGCCAAGAACATCTATCACATGATTAACAGTCATGCGTGTCTACCAATTTCACCACCCTAGAATTTATTAATTTTTGTCTAGAGCTGCAATCATTCTAGTCATACCGATACCACCACCAACTCTTGGAAAGAAATCAAACTTGAGAAATGTCTCTAGTTCTGCTTCTACTCTATCTTTACCAAATAAATCAAATAACAATTTAGAATATTCACCGTTTGTGATTGTATGAAATGTATCTCTCATTTGTTCTACATCTGTACTACGTTCTGCACTACCTATTGTTTCCATACCACCTAATATAACATCTATTTTTTTACTTGTAACACCATCATTATTTCTAGACATATTCCAAAAAGGTGAAGTAAATTCTGGAAAATGTGTTATCATCCCATTCCATATTTTTTCTTCATGTTCATTATCCAATTCTTCAACTTCAAATTCTGAAGCCCAATTATAATAAGTTTTATCTTCTAACTCTGGAAATCCTAGATATTCACAAAGTTCAATTTCCATCTTTTTTAAATCATTGATATCGCCTGGCATTTCAAATTCAAACATTGGAAATATAATATCATGTCGGCCAGGAATTGCATTTGGTTCTTGTCTATACGAAGTGGAGACACAAAAAAACCCCTTAGAATTAGGGGCTGATAATAGTTCGTGTTCTAACCACATTTGACCTGTCTGGGGAAGTGGCCAGACTTGGCCTGCATAATTGTATGTTGCAACATTGAATGGGTCTTCACAAGCTGCAAGTATTGATAATCTATTTTGTGTGTGGACTTCTAAGAATCCTTTTCGCAAAAAAAAAGACCTCAAAAGGTCTACAGTTTTCGTAAATTTTTCTGGTGAAATTAGTTGTGTCATAATCTTTTCCTTTTCCCTAAAAAAAGGGGGATTAAAAAACCCCCCTTTAAGTTTTAGATATTTAGTCTTCTTCTTATTACATAAGATTGGTAACTTGTACTCTTCTGTAGTAGACGTTTTCATCTCCACCAAGACCGATATCAATAGCTGCATTAGCACCTTTATGGAATGGGTTAGTTGCCATACCATATCTGGTTTTGAAACCGATTTTTGGTTGGAAAGAATTCTCACCAACTGCACGAACCATCTGTAGTGGAACGTATGGGCAGTAGAAAAGACCAGCGTCATATGGTGAAGTACCCTTATAACCAACAACGTAGTACTGAGCAGCTGCGTTATTAGCTGCATATGGGTCAACATACACTTTATAACGACCATTCAGTGTACCAGCAAAAGTGTTACCAGTGTCATCTACCTGTAGGTTATTATTGAGAGCAGGAGTATAGTCAAGAATACCAGCCATCTGAAGTGCAGAAGCTACATCAGAAGAAGTGATAATCATGTTACCCTTACCTCTTCTAGTTTCTTGAGCAATTACATTCGCATCTCTTTCGATTTGGAACATAAGTCCTTTGAACTTCTCAACTGACCATCTACCGTTTGAGTCTGTATCTAAGTCGAAGATACCAGCATTAGTCGTGTTGATTGAAGCACCTTTCTTTGCAGAGACATAGATTGTTCTAATTACTTCTCTGTTAATTTCAGCAAGGATTTCTGAAGACAGAATATTTGACAATTCTGTTTCTGCGTCTAGACCATGAATTGCTTTAAGGTCTTGAGCAAGTTCCATAGTGTATTCTGCTTTAAGTGCTCTTGACTTTGCTTCAACACTGGCTTTTTCGATTGAGAACGCCATTTGAGCAAAACCGTTTCCAGATGTACCGTCACCTAATGCTTCAGCAGTTCCAGTAGTCATACCACCGTCAGCGGTATAATCACCAGCAGAACCTGTATTGTTTAGTACAGCAGGGTTGGTTTCACCAGCAGATGAAGTACCAGCAGAGCCAGGAAGGTTAGCGTTTTCACTACCACCAGAGAAAGCTGATTCTGCTTCGTTGTAGAACGCTTCGTGACCAGCAGTAAAACCTGTATTTTGGTCATCGTAGTTTGACTTCATTGCAAAGATAAGACCAGTTGGGCCAGTCATTGGCTGAACTGCACATACGTCATATGCAATCAAGTTTGGCATGGAACGTCTTACGAGCGAAATTAAAATTGGGTCGTAATTATCAATACCAGCACCAGTAGAGTTAACAGGTGCAGCTTCACGAAGGAAAGCAGCATCCTCTTTCATTGCTTTTTCTTGGTTTTCCAAGATGATTGAAGTAACGGCTTTTTTATAGTTATCCTTAATCTCCGGCAAATCTGGGTGTTTAAGGACTGGCTGCCACTTCTCTTGTAAGTTTTCTGAATTATACATCTCTGTATCTCCCTTTAGATTTATTACTTATATTTATCATAATTTATTTTTTGACATTACCAAAAGGTCTTGCATCTGCATTGTTCATGTAAGGTGCAGTCCTTTTAATAGCACTAGTATACGCAGCCATAGCGTCACTCATGTCAATCTCTTCTGTTCCCTCATCGTTCTCTTCTGTAAGAGTTTCAGTTGGAACAGACTTAGGAAAATAATTTTCCTTTAAAGTATTGAGTTTTTCGGTAAAGGATTCTTTATCTTTAAACTCAACATCTTCAACCAAGCTAGCAAATTTCTCTGTTTGAGTCTCTGCTAAATCAGATGAAACTTCTTTGATTACTGATTCACGAACCAAAGTATCTTCAGATTGTTTCTTTTCAGTAAGTTTACCAATAGTTTCATTCAACTTACTTTCTAATTCATCAATCTTCTGTGCTTGTGATTCTAAGATATCATACTTCTCATCTGGAACATCAATGTAATGTTCTTCAAAGAGTGATTTCAAACCAGTAATGAAATCTTCTGCGATTTCACCTTTGAGTCCTCTTTCAATTGCAAGTTCATTTTCTTTCATCCACTCTTGAACTACATAATCAAGATAACCATCTACCTTTTCTGCAAGTTCAGTTTTGAATGTTTCCATTTCCTCT